GGAAAAGTACATCAGTATTCTTTCGGACGAAGATGCCGACGAACTTGAGAAGAACTGGGCGAACTACCCGGATATTAAAGCAATCTATATATCTCGTAGCGTTCTGTTGACTGGTAAGCAGCGCGAATTATTCGAAACGCACGATTGTTTCACGATACCGGATTATTACTTCCGCGAAGAATTAAGGGAGGCAGGAGAAGCGTAATGATAAACCTCAACCTATTTGATTTTCAGCAAGATGCAGTAGATAGATTGCTCGCATTTACCGAAATGATTACTTCGAAGCAGACGATTACCGTTAAATCGCCTACTGGTTCCGGTAAAACAATCATTCTTATTGATTATGTCGACGAGTATCTTGAAGTGTCGCCGGAAACGGCCTTTGTATGGCTTTGCCCTGGTAAAGGTGCACTCGAAGAACAGAGTCGTCAGAAGATGATTAAATATGCACCAGGCAGGACAGCCCAAACGCTCGACGATGCGCTGACAGGCGGCTTTACGGCTCAATCTACGACCTTTATTAACTGGGAGAAGATTACCAAGAAAGACAATAATGCTATAAAGGATTCCGAAAAGCAGAACCTATTCGACCAAATAAAGCGTGCGAAACGCGAAGGGGTGCAATTCATTGTCATTATTGATGAGGAGCATAGTAATAAAACGGCTAAGGCGCAGGAGATTATCGATGCGTTCGATGCTCGCCATATTATTCGCGTTAGTGCTACGACGAGCCCTAGCGATCGTACTGAGTTTCTCGAAATCGACGAGAACGATGTTATTGCTTCCGGCCTTATTACGCGCGCTATCTATATAAATGAAGAAATCGAGGATGATCCAGACGAGGACGAGGGTGCAGATGTTCTTATCGCCCAGGCAGATAAGATGCGTAAACAAATCTTCGAGGAATACAAGAAACTCGGCAAAGTTATTCGCCCACTCGTTTTGATCCAGTTCCCTAGCGGCAAGCCTGAGACTATCGACGAGGTTGAGCGTATTCTCGAAGGCATGGGCTATACCTACTCGAATCACATGGTCGCAAAGTGGATGTCTGAAGATAAGCGCGAACTGAGCGACGATATTGTTGAGAATGACGGCCAACCAGTATTCTTGCTTATGAAGCAGGCCATCTCGACCGGTTGGGATTGTCCACGCGCAAAGATTCTCGTTAAACTTCGTGAAGGCATGAGCGAACAATTCACGATTCAGACTATCGGTCGCATTCGTCGTATGCCGGAACGCAGGCACTATGATAACGATATTCTCGACTGCTGTTATGTTTACACCTTCGATCAGGAATACAAGCAGGGGTTGCTTGCGGATATTGAGAAGTCATACGAGAAGCGCCATCTATATTTGAAAGACAAGTGCAAGGAATTTACGCTCACTCGCGAAACGCGCGATCTAGACTATGCCGGTTTGGGCGAGCGTGAGGTATTGGAGCGTATCTATAACTATTTCGTACAGGTTTACAACCTAACGAGCGACAAAGAGCTCAATAAGCAGAAGATGGCCGACGATAATGTTTATGTGTTCGGCGACAGGATTTATGGCAAGTGGCTCAAAGGTAAGTTTACTACTCTCAGCTCGATTACTTCGGCTGATATGGAAGAACGCAGTATGAAGGTCGATACTGGCCGTCATGGTATTATGATGCTTCACTCCACCAACGAGCTAAAGTCGATTCTTAGCCTTCAGCAATCACATGTGCGTGCTATTCTGGAGCGCTTATTCTTCAAGGGGTGCGATTCGAAGTATCGCCTACTCTCCCTGACTAAGGAAGAACTCTATGCGTTTACGGTCAATAACGAGCATCAGTTGAAAGCAGACTTCCGCGCTGTCGCATCTGAAATCTCTAATATTCAGGCCAAGCTTGCGCTTGATGTCCGCGAGGATGACTTCAAGATTCCTGTCGACGATTATCTCAACTATGACCCAACCGTCAAATTCGAGAAAGATTACGAGAAGAACGCTTACGAGAAATACACCTCTGGCTTCGCGACTATCAAGGTTCGTAGTGAAGGCGAGAATATGTTCGAAGGTTGGTGCGAAGGTCGTAAAGACATTGACTGGGTTTATAAAAACGGCGATTCCGGCCAGACTTATCTGTCTATCGTTTATCTGACTGGTGCCGGCAAACAGCGCCTATTCTACCCCGACTATATTGTTCGCAAGGATGATGGCTCTATCTGGCTAATAGAGGCTAAGGGCGGCGAAAGCAAAGACGGCAAGTCTCAGAACATTGACGATCAGGCCGAGAATAAGTTTAATGCTCTCAAGCAATATGCCGAGAAGCACGATTTGAAGTGGGGTTTCGTGCGCAGGTATGATAATCGCCTATTCTTCAACAATACTGAGTGGCATGAAGAAATGAGCGACGATCACTGGGTGCTTCTGGACGATACATTTTAGGCATATTAGAACATAGTTCGAAAAAAGTGCCAAATATATTGTACTCATGCTTTAGTTTTTCGAACTCCTGGTTTATGGTGGGTAAAAATAACAACAAAGGAGTGTAAGGCTGAACAAAAGAAGACTTGCTGGACCCTAGCTCTGAAACCAAGGC